GCGATCACGACCTTCGGCTGAAGGCGTTTCGCAATCGCTATGAAATAAAGAAACAGGTCATCCAACCTCTGTTTTGCCTGTCCTTCCCGGAATACCTTTTCCGTGTTCCATCCTTCTTCCCTGGCTCCAGCCGTGGAAAACACGGAGCAGGGCGGCGAACCGTCCAGCACATCCAGACGGAATAACTCTTCCGGAATCTTTTCATCCGGCAATTTCAAAAAATCCCTGATATCCATAAGAAATGAATGCTTCGGATGATTGTTCTGCTTATAAACCTTCATCATATCGGGATCAATCTCGCAGCTGCCAACAACATCATATCCCGCCAACTTGTATCCCATCGAGGAACCGCCGCCGCAGGAAAAACAGGAAAACACAGTATGCCCATGCTTCGGTCTTTTCTCCAGCTCCGACAGGCTCCACTTCCATGGAAACTCAGTTGAACCGGAAACCGCAGTTCGGGCATTCGTATTTGAACTTTTCATCTCCAAACACCTCCGCATCTATTTCCGTGGTACCGGTCAGTTCCTTTTTAGAACTGCCGCTGCCGTCACTGTCTACAGGCAGGTCAGCCGCCATGCCAAAAAAGTCGAACCCTTCCAGACCCAGTCCTTCCAGTTCGACTTCCAATTTCATAAGATCCCATGTGGCCTTTTCGCCGGTCTTGTTATCCAGGAACCGGTATTTCTTTTTCTGTTCCTCCGTCAGGCCATCACAGATCAAGCACTCCGCATCATCCATACCAAGAGCAACCAGCGCCTTGTATCTGGTATGGCCTGCGATAATCACATAATTCTCATCTACGATGATCGGCGTAATATAGGAACACTGGCGAATACTTTCCGCAACAGCATTCACCGCATTATCGTTTTTTCTCGGATTATTCTTGTATGGTTCTATATCAGCCAGCTTTAATCTCTGAAGCTTCATACCTCGAACACCTCCCCGCAGCAGGGACAGGTCATCGTCTTAGGGCCTGTCTCTTCCGTTTCATCATCAGGAATCGCAATCTCAGGCTGTCCGAAATCATATCCCTGAAAATCCACATCGCACAATTCCGCTGAAAGCTTCTTCTGATCCCAGGAAGCCATCTCAGCCGTTTTGTTGTCATACAGACGGTATTTTCTCTTCTGCTCTTCCGTCAGATTAGAAACAACGACTACTTCACACTCCTGATATCCTAGCTTTTTCAGTGCCTTATACCTTGTATGCCCCGCTAGGATCACGCCATCCTCATCAATAATGATCGGTGCGATGTAGGAACACTGCCGGATGCTCTCCGCGACATCGTCCACCGCCTCATCATTGATCCTCGGATTATTCTCATACGGCTTTAATTCAGCAATCCTTTTTCTTGCATACTCCATCCAAGTCCTCCTATCCCCGTTTCCGTGCCGACAGCAGATGCTCCATCAGATCATCGTGGGGATTAGCACCGCCGTACTCCACGGAACAGTTTTCCTTCACAATCTGATAAATCTGATACCAGCACTGGTTTACCTGCTTTAAATAATTCTGGCTCATAGTCACATACGGAGAAGTGATCGCCGCCTCTGTGGTCGGATGCTTCGCCAGAAAACCATATTCAGAAATACAAGTTTCGCACTGCACCCACCGGGATACTGACATAGCATACTGCTCGATCAGCTGGATATTCACCAGCCGGTCACATCCCCGCTCCTTCAGCCAGAGGAATGTAGACCGGAACACATCCTCCGCGCAGAGATCGATACCGCTTTTCTGGGAAGCCTTTAGAAACTCCTTCACCGGAGGCACGTCCTCACCGCTGATCTCTTCCGGCTCTGGAAGGTCAATGATCGATGCCGCCAGCCCGCTTCCGATCTTTTCCGTCAGCGCTTTGGATTTTCTGCCGGAGCCAACCCTGGCGCCGCCGCGCATCGTTCCATCTTTCGCCATGTTCCTCTCACCTCCTCGTCCTTGCAGGGGATAATTCCCCGTTTGATTTCTCATTTTTGTGCGTGACACCCCCGCACCGTTCCCCAAAAGAAAAGGCACAGAGATTTTGACCGCCCCTCCCCGGCTGAAATTTCACCGGTTATGCCAGCGGTCTCCGTTCTCCGCATGGATCTTCGCGTGGCAGGAACGGCACAGGGCGATCAGATTGTTCCGCTCATGGGTACCTCCCTGAGACAGCGGCAGTTTATGGTGGATCTCCTCGGTCTTCACATACCGCCCTTCCTTCAGGCACTGCTCACACAGCGGATGCTCCGATGCGTACTTATCGCGGATCCGTTTCCATGCCCGTCCGTATCTGCGGCGTACAGCAGGATCCCTGCCGTACTTCTCGTAGCGGCGGTTCTCTTCTTTCTGGTGTTCCTCACAAAACCTTCCCTCCGTCAGGTTCGGACATCCCGGCCAGGAACATGGCCGTTTCGGTTTTCTCGGCAATACTCCCA